TCGGAAAGGTACAGACTTATGAAGAACTGAAAATGTTACGTGAGTTAGAAAAGCATTATAGAAAACATCCAGTAAAACATAAACGTAAGTACAGTAGAGATGTTAGCAAGATTAAATTAAAAGGTGGTGGGGTTGCTTGCGATGGCTAAAGGGAGATACCAAAAGTGGTTAGAAAGCGAGAACTTAGTCTTATTAGAGGGGTGGAAAAGAAACGGTCTGACAGACAAACAAATAGCTGAAAACATGGGAATTAGCGTTAACACTTTAAACAAGTGGAAACAACGGTTTGTACAGATTAGACAGGCTTTAAAAATAGGCCACGAATCTGCTAATTATGCAGTTGAACGTAAATTGTTCCAGAAAGCTATGAATGGTAATACAACCGCCATGATTTTTTGGTTAAAGAACAACTGGCGTGATAAGTACAACGACAGTGAGTTATCGCCAGAGGAACGCAAACTTGCCAAAGCTAGATCACGCAAAACAAATGCAGAGGCAGATATTGCACGCTGGAGGGCTGATGAACTTGCTGGTAAAAACAAGTCAGATGATTCTACCGTTTTAGTTGATGATATAGGAGATGCAGAAGATGAGTAAGGTTATTAGAATGACTGATATGGTTAATCCACACTTCTACAAGCTATGGACTACTAAAAAATCATATATCATTGCTAAAGGCGGCCGTGGTTCGTTTAAATCATCTGTTATTAGTTTAAAGTTAGTTACATCAGTTAAAAAGTGGACGCAGTTGCACAAGAAAGTAAATGTTGTATGTATTCTGGCCAATAAGTCAGACTTGCATGATACAGTTTACAGTCAAATTATGTGGGCTTTAGATATGCTTAATTTAAGTGATGAGTACAATTACTACAAGTCACCATTGAGAATTACACATAAGCTAACCGGTAGTACGTTTTATTTCTATGGTGCTGATAATCCACATAAGCTTAAATCTAACAAGGTAGATAATATCATTGCTGTTTGGTTTGAAGAAGCAGCGAATATGAAAGGTGTAGATGTGTTTGACCAGTCTATACCTTCTTTTATTAGACAAAAGCCGGACTATGTTGATGATGTAAAAGTTTATTTTTCATACAATCCACCACGCAATCCTTATGAGTGGATTAATGACTGGGTAACTGCTAGAGAAGAAGATCCAGAATATTTTGTTGATACGAGTACCTACTTAGATGATGAATTAGGATTCACAACTGATCAACAATTAAAACTGATTGAGAGTTATAAGAATAATGATTATGACTATTACCGTTGGTTGTATCTGGGTGAAGTCATTGGACTTGGTACTAATATTTACAACATGGATAATTTCAAAGCATTAAAAGAGTTGCCAAGTGATGATTACATTACAAATTGGTTCTGTGCTATTGACTCTGGTCATGAAGTATCTGCTACTACATTTGGTGCTTATGGATTGACTAGAAAAGGTAGTGTAATTCTATTGGATACTTATTATTACAGTCCACAAGGCAAGGCTCATAAAAAGCCACCTAGTGAGTTATCTAAGGACTTGTATTCATTCATCAATAAGCTGGCCAAACAATTCAAAAAGCCGGCAACTAAATTAACAATAGATTCTGCTGAAGGTGCTTTAGATAATCAGTTCTACAATGATTACGGAGTACATCTTCATAAAGTAGCAAAATTGAAGAAAGTAGATATGATAGACCGTGTGCAAAATATAGTTGCTCAGGGTCGTTTTTATTATCTGGATACTGAAGCAAATAAGATCTTTATTGAAGAGCATAGAAATTATAGGTGGGATGAAAAAACTTTAAATAGTGATGATCCTAAAGTTATCAAAGAAGAAGACCATACATGCGACCAATTTCAGTACTTTGTGCGAGATAATGAACGCTTGCTAGGTCTGAAATATTAAGGTGGTGGAGTGATGTCATTAATTCAACAGATAAAAGATTGGTTTAGGAAAGGAGGTGCCAAGTTAGGAATGGTAAAGAGTTTAACTAACATTACTGATGATGATAGAGTTTCAATTGATCCAATGGAATATGAACGGATAAAGTTGGCCAAGTTGTATTACAAAGATGATTTACCAAAAGTTAAGTATCGTAATTCATATGGTGAATATAGACAACGTCCGTTGAGTTCACTAAATGTGACTAAGTTAGCGTCTAAAAAATTAGCGTCAATTATCTTTAATGAACAATGTTCCTTGTCTTTGGAAGATGAAACAACAAACGAGTTCATCAATGAAGTAGTTAAAGATAATAAATTCAATATGAAATTTGAACAACGTTTAGAAACTGCTATTGCTTTAGGTGGTTTAGCTGCAAGACCTTATGTTGATGATAATGATGTTATTAGAATAGCTTGGGCTAACGCAGACCAATTCTATCCATTACGTAACAACACTGATGATATTTCTGAATGTGCTTTTGCTAGTCGCACAGTTAAGACCGAAAATGACAGAAATGTTTATTATACATTGCTTGAATTTCATGAATGGGATGATGCTAAAACTTATCATATAACAAATGAGCTATACCGTTCTTATCAATCAGATGTAATTGGTGAACAAGTAGCACTTGAAACTTTATATCCTAATTTAGCACCAGAATTAACTTTTACTGATGTTATTACTAAACCATTATTTTCGTATTTCAGAACACCAGGAGCTAATAATAAAAATTTAGATAGTCCACTCGGTGTTGGTATTGTAGATAATTCTAGGAATGTAATAGATGCTATCAATCGAACTCATGATATGTTTATTCATGAAGTTAGAATGGGTAAACGTAGAATTGCAGTTCCTGCTGAAATGTTGAAACCTACTGGCAATTTGTACGGAGATGAAGTAGATGATGCTCATCCAGTCCTATTTGATAAGGACGAAGATGTTTATCAGGGAATGTATGGAGATACAGACAAACTGAGTGTAACTGATTTAACTTCTGATATTCGGTCTACTCAATTCAAAGAGTCGATAGATTATTTCTTACGTGAGTTTGAACAACAGATTGGTTTTAGTTCTGGTACATTCTCCTATGATGGCCAAGGAGTTAAAACAGCTACTGAAGTTGTTTCTGAGAATTCCACAACTTATCAAACACGTTCCAGTTATCTTACTCAAGTAGAGTTGTTTTTAAATCAGTTAGTTGATGCAATTCTTGAAGTAGCTAGTGTAGGTCAGTTCTTTTCTGACGGTAAGCCTAGATGGACTGGCAATGTAGCAGATGTTGAATTATCTATACATTTTGATGATGGTGTGTTCATTGATAAAGACAAACAACGAGCTGATGAGATGCAGTTAGTTGCTGCCGGAATTATGCCAAAGCTCGAGTATTTAAAACGTAATTTTGGTTTGAGTGAAGAAGATGCTCAAAAATGGTTAGCTCAAGTTACTAATGAACAACCAGATTATTCTGCTAATATATTTCAGGAGCAAGATACAGGTGGTGTCTAGCCTATGGATTCAAAACAGAAACTAGACCAAGACACAAATAACATTGCTAATCTCTATTCTAATTTAGAAGATAAGATATTTTCTGAAATTATCAAAGTGTTACAACGTGGGCACTATGAAGATGTAACACAAGATAATGTTGTTCAGTGGCAAGCACAGCAATTGTCACAAATGGGGGCTTTAACCAAGAGAGTAATTGATTTAATGGCAGACTTTGACGGTATCTCACCTAGTGAAATTGAAACTATCTTAAAACAAGACGGCTACGAGATATTAGATGAAGTCAGCCAAGAATTGAAGTACAGTGGCCAAGTTAGTCAGCCAATCAGTGATGAGAGTTTTAACATGCTTGATTCAATGGTTAGACAAACAACAGATACCTTAAATAACACGATTAATCAAACTTTGCTTAGTCGTAATTATGGTGTTAATCCTGTTATGCGTACTTATCAAGAAATTTTAAAACGCTCAACGATTGAAACTGTAACTGGACTTAAAACTCATGATCGAGCAGTCAAAGATGCTATTTACCAACAATTAGATAAAGGTATCGAAGTTATGAAAGATAAGTCTGGACGTGCATGGTCCCTTGAAGGTTATACACGTATGGTACTTACGACAACATCTAACAGGACTTACAATGACTTACGGACTAAACGGATGCAAGAGTTTGACCAAGTGTTATGTTTAATGTCTAGCCACCCTAACAGTCGTGAAGCATGTGCTTATATTCAAGGCAAGGTAGTCAATATAGTTCCAACTGATGATCCTAATTACAATGACAAGTACGATTCAATCTATAATCATGGTTACGGTGAACCTGCTGGGACATTAGGAATTAACTGTAGACACAAATTATTTCCATTTACTCCAGGTGTCAACGTGAATAACATGCCTCAGTATAATCCTAAAGAAGCAATTAGGAATGGTAATTTACATCAAAAGCAACGTTACTATGAACGTTCAATTAGAGACGCTAAGAAACGCTTGAAAGTTGCCGAAGAATTAGAAGATGAGCAAATGATAACTCGTACCAAAACACTAATTTCAGCACGTCAAAAGAAGTTAAGAGAATACATCAAAGAAACTAATAAGATGTATGGTAATAAACATGATATTTTGACTAGAGATTATGACAGAGAGCAAATAACTTATAAAAAGAAAAAGCTTGATCAAAGTGATAAAACAGAGTCTCAAAAGCATGTAGAAGCTAAAATAAAGAGTGGTCAATGGGGAACTAAGATTAATCCAGAAAAACAAGCACCACATATGGAATCTACAAAATTAGAAGGTAAGAGTTATTTATACGATAGCGAAGATCCACAAGAATTATTAGATAAGTATGCTGGTAAAGGTAAGCTTGAAAAAACTAGAAAAGGTGAGTGGACTACAAAAGAAGTTGTAAAAGTTGATCACAAAATAGGCGTAGATTATAATACAGGTAAAGAAGCAGAATGGATTAAAATTCATCATTCAAAAAAACGTACGCATATCGTTCCTCATATTCCTAAAGGAAAGGATGATAATCATGTATAAAAAATTTTGGGGAAAGAACGTTGAAATAATAGATGTTGATGGTAGAAAGTGGATTGGTTATGTAGTAGGAATTGAGTCTCCTGCTGATTCAGATGATGATCAATGGTGGCTAGATGTAGAAGTGCCTGATCGGGGATTTGAAACAGGTTTAGCAATATCAGAAAGTGAAATAAAACATATAAAAATTATTTAACATTCCGACCTGAGTAAGTCGTAAAACTGCTTTTTTTGTATGCAATCAATCAGCGTGGAGCGTTCCACGTAAAATAAAAACGATAGGAGAGATTGACATGAAACGTGAAGATTTGAAGAATTTAGGTTTGACTGATGAACAGATTGAAAAAGTGATGGCTGAACATGGTAAAGATATAACCAGTTTACAAGAAAAAGTAAATGGTTTAACTAATGAACGTGACGGCTTGAAATCACAACTTGATGAACGAGATCAACAGTTAGTTGATTTACAAAAAAATTCTAAAAACGTTGATGATTTAAACGAACAAATCAAGCAATTACAATCTGACAATAAGAAAGCTAATGAAGAATGGCAAAATAAATTAGCTACTCAAACCAAGAATTTTAAAATCGAAACAGCATTACGTGAAGCAAAAGCTAAGAACGTAAAGGCAGTTTTACCATTTATTGACACGGAAAAAGTAACTGTTGATGGAGATAGCTTGAAAGGACTAGATGACCAAATTAAAGCTATTCAACAAAGCGATAGTTACTTATTTGAAGAAAGCAAACCAGAACCAAAGATTAACATTGGCGGTAAATTTAATAATGGTGAAAATAGTGCTGATGGTAAAGTTGATCCGGTAGTTTCTAGCATTGCAGCACGTATGAAATCAATTTAGAAAGGATATGAAATAAAATGGTAGTAGTATTAGATCAAAAAGATTTATTAAAGATTGATGAAGAGTTTGGAGCAGATTCTCAACTCTGGCAACAATTACAAGGCGGTGCTAAGTCTATCACAGCTGCAGACTTTACAGGAGTTAAGACAGTTCGTATTAACAAAATGGATGGTTTTGTAGATGCAACAAAATATAAACGTAACCAAGATAATGCACGTAACAACGTTAATGTTTCTAAAGAAACTCTAGAATTGACACAAGAAGATTGGATTGGGTATGACCTAGATCAATTGGATATGTCCGAAAATGGGGCTTACACAGTAGCTAATGTTGTTCGTGAACATAACCAACGCATTACAATTCCACACCGTGATAAATTCTTAGCTCAAAAGATTTATGACACAGCTAAGTCTGGTGGTAAGTTAGTAACAGACACAATCGATTCTAAAAATGCTTTAGCAGCTTATGATGAAGTAGAATCCTACATGATTGACAATCAAATTCCTGGTGGCTGGTTAATGTTTGTTTCTACAAAATACTACAAAGCATTAAAGAACGCTGATGGTGTATCTAAGACATTCTCTGTTAACCAACAACAAATTAACGGAATTAATCGTCGTGTTGCTCAATTAGACGGTGGAACACCAATTTTAACCGTAGCCAAAGACCGTATTCAAGGCTTAACAATTCCTGATACAGTAAACTTCTTAGCAGTTCCAACATTTGCAATTGCTCCAATTGTTAAATATGATACAGTTGACGTAATTTCTCCAGATAATGACCGTGCTGGTTATCGTTGGACAATTAAGGGATTATCCTACTATGATGCATTAGTATTTGAAAATGCTAAGAAATCTATTTATGTTGCAGCTGAAACAGCTAAAGGTTAAAGGTGATGTAAATGGCTTATCTAACTTATGATGAATATGTTGAGCTTGGGTATAGGCTAGATGAAGATGCATTTAATAACCTTGTAAAAGGTGCAGAACGTATCATAGATTTAGCCACAAATGATTTTTATAAGGTTCATGATATATTAGTCGATAAGTCAAAAAGACGCGTAGAAACGTTTAAAATGGCTATCTGTGAGCAAGTAGATTTTATGCATGTAACTGGTATTAATAAGAGTTATGATTTAGCTCAAAATGAATTTACCAGCATCACAGTAGGTAGATTATCTTTAAGTCCTGCTGGCAATGTAGGAGCGACTATGAAGAATGGTTTATGTACAGAAGCATATAATCTATTAGGAAGATATGGTTTGTTATATCGAGGTGTACACAGATGATACCTAGAATTGATAGAAGATTATGTAATCAAAATGTTACTTTAAAGATTTCAGTAGGTGAATTGGATAAATATGGTAAGCAAAAAACAGAAGAAGTTGAGGTAAAAAATGTACTTGTACAACCACAAACAATCTATTCAGGCGATAGCAATAATCGTAAAATCACGGCTAATGCTATTGCCTTTTTGTTTGCCAAAATTTCTAATCCGTTACCTAGATTAGATAGGGATAGCGTTGGAAATAAGTTAATCTTTGAAGGTAAGGAATACACAATTACCAATATTGTAGATAATCGTGAGCCTTACAGTAATGATGTTTATTCTTATGAATTGGAGGTGTTGTAATGGCAGTAGTGGTATCAGTTCATGGCAAAGGCTTTGATCGTTTTTCTGAGAAAGCTTTAAATCGTGGACTTTATAATTTTACTAATCAAATGGCAATGGATATGGATAAGTTCGTACCATTCAAGCAAGGTAATTTATCAAGGTCAGTCCATGTACAAGATAACCATGTTACCTATACAACACCTTATGCTAAAGCTCAATTCTATGGATATATTAACGGACATCCAATTACTCACTGGACAACAAGTGAGCATCCACAAGCAACATCTAGATGGGACTTAAAGGCCAAGGGTTTGTACTCTAACAATTGGGTTAGGGTATTTAAACAAGGCTTACTTTATGGAAAGGTAGTTGAATATCATGGACCTAAAGGATAGATTGACAGACTGCATTAACGATAATGTAGATTTGCCAGTTAAATTATATCAGTCGTATATGACTAATAAAACAAGTCCAGAATTACGTATATATGACTTGCCATCAACAGTAATTGATGAAGATTATGCAGGCAATCGAACAGAAGAATTTATCTTTGAAATTGCAATGCGTAGTAATGATGAAGAACTGATTAATCAAACGTTGTGGAATATATCGAAGTATATTTCAGAATATGATTTTAATTTGGTTAGTCAGAATGATAGTTTTAATTTTAATAAATTAGAAGTAACAACATTCCCACATATCGTGTCAGCAGATACTGAGGGTAATGTTGTTTATTTATTTGATTTTAAAATCACAGTTGATACTTATAAGGAGAGTGATTAATCATGGCAGAAGCACCAGAAAAAATTGGTTCTTTTATTCTTAACCATAAAGTAAAAATGGAAATTGATACTGCAGGCAATAAGGATATGTCTGCTTTAGCGAGTGCTAAATGGGCTCGATTAGCTGCAGGTATTAACAACGTAACACCAGCAGAAAACGATACAACAACAAATGATGAATATTATGATGGAGAAGGCTTTGGTACATCTGATGTAACATCCAAGCGTTATCAATTCACTATTGCTGGCCACCGTTTAAATGGAGATCCTGCTCAAGATTATATTGCAAGTAAACAGCTAGAAATTGGAGATTCTTTAAAGACCTTATTTAAGTTCACTTATCCAGATGGATCTTACATTGTTGGTGTAGTTACATTAACAAACATTCAAGCAACCGGTGGTGCTCCAGGTGCTAAGCAAACATTTAGTGTAGTTCCTGTATTTAACGGAAAGCCTAAATATGTTAGTGCAGAAGACGCTAAAAAAGAACAAAGCGGATCAACATTATAAATAAAATAAACAGAGACGAGTAATGTGAAACGATTGGAGGAAATAAAATGCCAAGTATTAATTTAGATGAACGATTAAACCTAGATACTAAAGTAGATGTTACAGTAGCCGAGAAGAAATATTCTTTAGTTTTGAATGATGAATTATCAGTTAAAATCTCAGATGTTCAACTTGAATTAAGCAAACGAATTGAAGATTTAACTGACATGCCAGAAGAAAAGTTTAAAGAAATGTCGTTAGATGAACGTAAAAAATTAGTGGTTGATACTATGCATGATGGACGTGAAGATATCTTTAAGGCTATGGATAGAATCTTTGGTACTGGTGAAGGTAAACGAATTTACGATTACTATAATCAATCTACTAGAGCAATCAGTAAAATTATTGCTGCAATTGATGATGTTTTAAATGACAAATTAAAAACTAATAAAAATCGTAAAGAAAGACGTGCAGAAAAATATACTAAGAAAAGCCGTGGTTAGTCATGTTATCTTTGACTGAACCATTAAAAAGTTCATATACGTATCAAGACAAAGAATATCAAATAGATTTGAGTTTTGATAACGTGATTAGGATGTATAACTTACTTGAAGATGATACTTTTCAAGATGCAGAAAAAATTGTAATTGCATTTGAAATGTTTTTTGGTTTTGAACCTAAAGACGCTGAATTTGCTATGAAAGCAATTGATGAAATTACAGGTTATATATCTAAGTCTGCTTATGGAAATGATCCTGTTGAAAGTGATGTAGTTTCAAGTGAAGTTAATACTCAGAAATTATTCTCATACACACAAGACGCAGGGGCAATCTATGCCAGCTTTAAACAACAATACAATATTGATTTAATTGCAGAGCAAGGAAAAATGCACTGGGATGTATTTAAAGCTTTATTTGATGGCTTAGATGAGAATACTTATTTTAGAAAAATCTTAGATATACGCAGAAAAGATGTTAGTGACTTACAAGGTAAAGAATTGACAAGTGCAATAGAAGCACAAAATTATTACGAACTTGATGAAAACAAAACAGTTGAAGCACAAGAGGCAAAAGTGGCCAGTTTTGCAGATTCATTGAAAGCTTTAGCTCAGTCTTAGAAAGGAGGTTAATCAGATGGCAGCAGATAGTACAGTTAATATTGATGTTGTTTTAGGTGGTAAGGATAAGTTCATTTCTGATACTAAGGAAATTAATGATATTGTAAAAAGTATCGGAAAAGATGCAGGAAATGAATTAGAAAAAGATTTATCTGATAATTTAGATAAATCTAAGACTAAAGCTAAACAAACTCATGACGATATTGAGAAAGAATTTAAAGATCCTATTAAGCCAAAATTTGATGCTGATGATAAACCTTTAAAACGTAAGACTGAGGAAGTCGAAACTAAGTTACGTAAAGTACCTAAAGAAGTTATTACTAAGATAACAGCAGATGCAAAAGAACAAGGAATAGATAATTTTGACAAATTACTAAAAAAGCTCCCTAAGCAAGTCAGAACAGAATTACTGACTAAAGCACAAAAAGGCGAAGTTATTGATTACGAAGAATTATTAAAAAAAGTTCCGGCTAAATTAGTAACACAAGTTAAATTAAATGATAATGCGTCAACAGTACTCCATTCCCTAAGAAAAGAAGCAAATGAAACGAGTACCAGTTTTAATAAACTAAAAGATATTATGGTAGGTACTCTTGTAGGTGGCTTGGCTGTTTCTGGTATCCAAGCGATTAAGAATGGATTAATTGAAGCAACAAAAGCTGGTATGGAATATAACAAAGAGCAGGATACTATGCGAACAGTATGGACTGCCTTAACTACACAAGCTCCTAAAGACGGACAACATTTAATTAATTTTATTAATGATATGTCACAACATTCTATATATGCAGCTGATACTATTAACAAAATGGCTCAATCATTTTATCATGTGCATTCTAATGTTGAAGAAACTAAATCATGGACCAACTCATTTATTGCGTTGGGATCTACAATGCATATGACCAATGAACAATTAGCTGAAGCATCTGAAATGTTTGCAAAAATTGAAGCTGGTGGTAAAGCTAGTTCAGAAGACTTGAATGTGATGATTAATCGATTCCCTATGTTTGGTGAAGCTATTCAAGAAGCAACTGGTAAATCAATGAAACAATTACTAGATTTATCAGCCCAAGGTAAATTAACTGCTGATGAATTTACTAAAGCAATTGATTTTCTAGGCAAAAAGTATAAATCTGGTACTGAAGAAGCTATGACATCATTTCAAGGGATGTCAATGTTTATAAAGTCTAGATGGCAAACTCTTTGGGGAGAAGTAACTCAAACTTCTTTTAATTTGAGTAAGAAAAATTTAGAAAATATTAGGGATTTACTTTCAGATGACATGATGAAAGTATATGCTAAAACATTAAGTGATGCTTTTTCTGCTGTATTATCTGGTGTTATGTCAGTAATTAGTTTTATTCACGACAATAAAGGCGAGATTATTGCAATATTAGGAAATTTAAAGCAAATTGCTACTATTATTGGTGAAACGGTATGGGATACCTTTAAAGATATTATTAGTAGTATAGCTGATGCTTTAGGAGTAACACATGATAAAGGTAATGATGCTCAAGATGTTTTATCAGAAATAAATGGAATTTTAGTAAAAATAATAGAACATAAGGAAGATTTAAGAACTTTTATCAAAGTCATGTTAGGCTTATTTGTTACAAAAAAAGCCTGGGACATGGTGACTGCTTTGACCAGTTACTATAAAATTCTAAAAGATATTATAGGGCTAGGTGGATTAAGTGGTATTGCCAAAGGTATAGGAGTAGGTGCAAAAGGTGGTAAGTTAGCAACCACTGCTGAAGAAGTTGCAGCAGGTGGAGTAAAAGCCACTGGTGCAAGTAAAGTAGGTAGATTAATTGGTATAGGTGCTGATAAGTTATTTGGTATTCAGCGTGGAGGACAAGAAGTAGCTGAGGCAGTTGCAAAATCTACTGTTGAGAAAGTTGGACCAAGAACAATAGCTAATGGTGCTAGAACTGCAGCACAAGTAGGTCAACGAACAGCAGTAAGAGCTGCTGAAAAAGGTATCATTGCAAGAACAGCATCTAGAATTCCTGTTGTTGGTTCTTTAATTGCTGGTGGTACTGAATTAATCGGTATCAATAAAAATAATAAGAATGAAAAAATTGGTAGAGCTGTTGGAGCAACTGGAGGGACTGCTGCCGGTGGTGCTGCTGGAGCTTGGATTGGTGGAGCGATTGGTTCTATTGTTCCTGGTGCTGGTACTGCTGTAGGTGCTGGTGTTGGTAGTTTTGTTGGTTCAACTGTTGGTGGAATGCTTGGAGCTAAAGGCGGTGGCTCAATTGGTAAGAACTTTACCAAAATTAAGAAAGATACAGGTAAGGTATTTGATGAGCTAAAAACAAGTGTAACCAAAAAAGTGGCTGATATTGGCAAAGGGATAGCTAGTGGTTTTGAAAAGGCTATTGGTGGAATAAGCAAAGTTTTCAACAAAATTAAGAAACCTGTTGTAAAAGTATTTGATGCTTTGGGAAAAGAAATTAAACGTGAAGCCAAAATAATAGGTACTATAGCACTTGCTCCATTTGTTTTATTAACTGCTGCAATTATAAAAGTCTGGCAAAAAATAGAAAAGCCAGTTATGAAAGTAATAAACAGTCTTAAAAAGAATATTGAAAAAGCTTGGAATCCTATTGCTAAAACTACAAGTAAGGTATGGAATGGGATAGCTAAAACAGTCTCTAAAGCTTGGAATAGCTTGAGCAAAGTTGTATCAAAGGGAATAAATGCTATTGTAAAAGTTGTAAGTAAAGCTTGGAATGGATTAATACAAATAACCAGCAAAACTTGGAATAGCGTTAAAAGTATTATAATTAGTATTGTTGAAGCTATCTGGAAACCACTAAGTAAAATTTTTGGAAAGATTTTTGATATTGTTAAGGATACTTTTGATGATATTTTTAAGATAACTAAGCACATCTGGGATAGCATTTTAGACAAAATTTCAGATATTTTGAGTGGAATTTGGAAAGCTATTAAGAGTAAGTTTGATGATATAAAAGATACTATTTCAGGAGCTTTAGACGCTATTAAATCTAAGTGGGATAGTATCTGGGATGGAATCAAACAGAAAGTATCTGATATTTGGGGAAGTATTAAAGGAATAGTGCATGATGGTGTAAAAGCTATCGGTGATTTCTGGAATACAGGTGCCAATGGATTAGAAAAAGTAGCAGGTTTCTTTGGTGCTAAGATTTCAATACCTAAGTTTAAACAAGGTAGTTTTGGTCCAATAGCTAGACCAATGTTAGCAATGGTAAACGACCAAGAAGGACCACTACATAGAGAAGCAATCTTTAGACAAAATGGCAAAGTTGAAATACCAGAAGGACGTAATGTATTAACTATGTTACATCCTGGTGATGCAGTTATGCCAGCTAAAGAAACAGCTGAAATGTTTGGTATACCTAGATTTGAAGGTGGCTTTGGTAATTGGTTCGGTAAAGCCTGGAATTATGCCTCTTCAAAAATCAGTAAATTAGAAGATATGATTGACGATAAGATAGATGCTATTACAGACGCACTGAGTGATCCATTGGGAACTCTATTAAAGATATACTCAGCTGGAACTAATACTGCTAAATCATTTTGGAAAGATTTTGGAGATTCAGGGGCTAAGAAAATTCCTCACTGGGGAGAAACTTGGTTCAAGAATTTACTTACGAAATTAAAAGACAAGCTAGATGAGATCGGTGGAGATGCAGTTAATGGAGATTGGTCTGGAGTTGTTAGACGTGCTTTAAAGGAAAATGGATTACCAACAACAAGTGCTTATGTAAAAGCTTGGTTAAGACAAATTGCAACTGAATCAGGCGGTAGGGCTAATGCACGACAACCGGGAGCTGATCCAGATGGTGATGGTTCAGGACCTGCTTTAGGTCTATTGCAGACTAAAAGAAGTACTTTTAATGCCTATGCTTTTCCAGGACATCATAATATTTTTAAAGGCTTAGATAATGCATTAGCAGCTATTGCATACGCCAAATCTAGATATGGTGGCAATATGCTAGCTGTAATTGGACATGGACATGGTTACGCTAACGGTGGTTGGGCTGATAGACCATCTATTTTTGGTGAAGTTGATGGAGAACCAGAAATTGCTATTAATCCGGCTAGAAGCACTGCTGATAATCACATTATAGAAGCTATTAAAGCTAGAGCAGCTAAAAATCCTAATGGTATGAGTGCTAAATTAAATCGTATTATTCAAGCTGGTAGATATGATGGCTCAATGATTGCTCCATCTACTAATATTAGTAATGTTTCAATTAACCACGTTAGCAGAGAAAGTAAGCTAGATTTGAGTGGAGATTTGAAGATAGATGTTGTAATGGATTCAAATACAATTGCTAATGCTACTTACTCTAAGTTAGAAGCAATTAGAGCTAGAAGAATTATTGTTAATGGATATGGAGGTGCTATTTAATGACAAGTACAGTTGTGATAACTAAACTTGATGGAACAACCTATGATTTAAATGAGTTAGGTTTTCATGTTAAGAAATTTGATGTTCCATATCCTAATTTTCAGTACACATTCCAGTCAATGAGTACTTATCATAATTTATTAGTAGATAAGGTAGTTCAACAAACTACAATCTCATTAGTTTTGGATATTACCGCTAATGATACCAATGATTTTGAGTTGCAGAAATTAAAATTAAGAAGAATTTTAAGCTCAAATGAAGAGTTTTATGTTCAAACAATGAGAATGCCATTTCTAAGATGGAAAGTTGTTGCTGATACTTTTACTCCTGCACAAAACAATTCATTTTGGAGAGCGTCAGATGTACAGATTAATTTAGAATGTACTGAATCATATGCTGAGACTGTAGCAACTACACTAACTCCTATGAATGCTACAAGTGGATTGTGGAGCTTTGGATTAGAGATACCTAGCAAGAAAAAGTTAGAGTATGAGTTTAACAATCAAACTGAATTTGATTTCATAAATTTGGGTATCATTCCTTTAAAAGCTGATGAAAGACCAGTAAGAATTATTTTTAAAGGAAATGCAAACAATTTAAAGATAACCAATACTACAACCAATCAAAGTTACTCTATTAGTGGAAGTTTGAGTAAGAATGATACTTTAGAGATTGTAGGGCTTGTCCCTATTATTAATGGCTCACAAGCTTATGGCAGATGTAATCATGCTTACCTAGATTTTGTGGTTGGTAAAAATCATTTGAGAATTGAAGGAAGTTCAGATTTCAACATAAAATTTGATACTAGATTCTATTATTAAGGGGTGTAGAAAATGTTATTTGTTCAAAATGTCAATGGAGATCAAACAGCTTTCAAAGCTGATAATGTACAAATTACAGATACATTAGGACAATATCCAACATTATCTTTTACATTTGTCGAAACTCCAGAAAATGAAGTTGCAGCTCAGATGATGATACCTTTTACAATCATTGAAGTACCAGAAAATAAACAGAGATATAGAATAGTTACTAATAACCCTGTATCTCTAGGAAGATATAAACAATATTCAGTGACAGCCATTCATATTGCTAAAGACTTGCACAACAAGTATGTAGATGAGAGATTAGAAAATACGCAATCTTTAAAAGCATGTTTAGATCTGTTAATTAAGGATACACAAATAAAGTATGTACTACATGATAATTTTGATAATTATGCTTTTTCAGAAGGCTTTGGTGGCGGTTATGCTGATGATTTGCTAATGCAGAATTTAGCAAGTGATTTTGGATTTGAATTCTATTTTGATAACTATACGATCCACATTCAAAAGAAATTAGGAACAAAAGAGTCTTTTCTATTTATAGACAATGCCAATGTTTCAAAGATAAGTTATAGCGAAGATTATTCAACAATAACAACGTACATCAAAGGTCAAGCTAAGCCAATAGTTCAAGAAACATCAGATGAAACAAGTAGTGGTTCTAGTTCAGATGGTTCTTGGGGTTGGCCCTTTCCTAGTGTAGGGGAAGGATCTTTTAGTTTAGGGCAAAGATTTGGCTATGATGGTGGATTCAGACCTAATTCATTTCATGATGGATTAGATTTTGGTTCCGTAGATCATCCAGGAAGTGAGGTTCATGCAGTGCATGGTGGGAAAGTTATTATCAAGTCCTATATGGGTGGTTTGGGGAATTATGTTGTTATACATTCGGATGATGGATATAACATAGTTTACCAGGAAGCTTTTTCTAGTATGTCTAACATAAGAGTAAACGTTGGTGATGTAGTAAAAACAGGAGACATAATTGGATATCGCAATACAGAGCATCTCCACATAGGAATTACTAAAGTTGATTTTAATACTGCTGTAGGAAAATCATTTACTAATGATGGAACGTGGCTTAATCCACAAGAAATTATTAGAAATGGTATAGCGAATAACAATTCTGAAAGTAATGTTGAACAACCAACAGAAACGGCTGAAGAGAATAAGCCCACTGAGTATGAGATACACTCTGAATATGTGTCTCCATTGGTTGAAAAAGCGCATTGGCCAAAAGTAGAAGCTGAACCAATTACTGACGATAATATAACTGATGAGAATACTTTGATTAATAAACTAAAAGCAAGTATCCATGATTATCCAGATATTGAATATACTTTAGATTATGCTAACTTCAAGTATAATTCAGTTAAATTCAATAATGATATTAAAGTAGGTAATTACGGTTGGTTAAGAGATAGATTTGGAATTGATGTTGAAGTAAGAATTAACTCGTATACTTGGTATCCACAAAATAAGCAGGCAGATACTGTTACGTTTGGTAATAAGAGATTTGATCCAGTTGAGTGGCAAGTTAGAAATCAAAAAGCATTTGAGAGAAATAAGAAGTTAGGTGAAACATTGAGAAATCAAATTGTTAAAGTACAAGGAAATATGATGTCTCAAGATAAGTGGAATTCAAAATTCAATGAAATTAATAATTCATTCATTAATAGTAATAAAGAAATTTTAAAGCAATTTGAAGATATAAATACAAGATTGGATAGCATTGAAAAAACTGGAAAAGAAGAAGGTGGTAGTGATGGAACATCTGAACCTTGATGATATTGGTTTGACTGATAGAGTTCAGTATAACACAGCGGTTGCTAATTTTAATCAAATTCAGCGTACTGTTAATAGCAATACTGATGAGATTAAGAGTGAATTAGATAGCAAAGCTAATTTGCATGATATTAATGATAAAATAGACGCTTTAAACGAAGATTGGAAGGCAAGACTAAAGCGTGTAACTTTAGGTACTGATGAAGAAACGATTGAGAATATAGTGACGAAAATTTTAATTGAGAAAGGAGTAATCTAATGGCTCAAATATTGAAATATGTGATTGGTAAAGATTACAGGCCTTTGACTGCTTTAGAGGCTAAGGGTGGTAATACTTTTACGCCTGACTATGATAAATCTAACTGGGTGCAAGCACGTCAGTATGAGGACAGTTTGAGACAAGTTTTTGTTGAGATTACCAACGAAGACGGTTCTGCCTATGATTTAACAGGAGCTAATGTCCTATTTGAAGGTATTTTGCCAGACAACGAACACAAGATTTTGGATAACTCTCATGCTGTATTTTATGAAGATCCAACAACTGGTAAGTTCCGTTTTGATATGCCAGCACAATCTTTTAGCGTAGCCGGGCAGTATAAACAAGCATTTTTCCGAGTGATGAAAGATTATCGTAATATCGCCACACTTGAATTTAAGTTTGAAGTACTGGCTGATATGGTTGTTACTGGCTTAGTTCCTAGAGATTATATCAGCCCGTTAGATGACTTGTTTAACACAATCAAGGAAACTGAAACTAAAAATGTAGCTGAATTGAAGAAGATTGTTGATGATAAGGTTGCGGAAATTACTAACTTGATGACTACCTTAAATCAAACTAATACAGCTACTTTGAGTGAGTTGAATAGTGCTAAAACAGCATTAGGGGCTTTAGAAGATAAGATTAAACAAGATGGGCTTTTCACTCAAGGTGAGGCAGAAGAATTTAAGAAATCAATTTTTATAAAAATGGTAACAGCTGACAGCCTGGAGGAATTACTTTACGGATACAAAATCACAATCGTACACAATCAAAAAGACTATCCTAAACCAACAGTTTTCTACTATGAAAATGCGATTGGTACTGAAATCGGCGGTTTAGGTGCTGGGTCATTTGGTGAAACGTTAACCAAGTTAGTTCCTTGTGAGGCAGAATATACGGATAATAATTCAATCGTTGTCCGTATACCACGTAATTTCTACATGGATGCTAAACCATATTACAAATATGGAGATTGGTATTTAGGGAGTGGCAATAAAACAATTAAGATTAGTCTGGGTAATGTTGATGATAGTGCTGCTAAAGCTGGAGATGGTAAAGGCAGCAGTTATTTATCACATAGTACAGGCTATTTTAATTATCCAACAGCTCAAGTGATTTAAGGGCTATTTATTTTAACAATAAAGAAAGAAGGAACAAACATGGCAATAAATTTTGAACCTATTTTTTCTGAAATGGCAAATGGACCAGAAAAAATTAAAGAGAATTTCGACAAAGTTAAAACTATTGATGATGGAGTAACAGCTTTAAACCAAAAAGATACAGCTAATTTTAAAATTGGTAAATTTATTGGCGGTGGAGCTAGTGGTAGCGTAAGCCTAAATGGTGTAGGGCAAGGAATGCATATAGTTGGTTTATGGGACCAAATGTCAGATAGTTCATGGCCAAAATCTTTACAAAATAGAAAATCATTTTGGGGATCGTTAATACAGTGCGGAGATGAGAGTGGAAATATTGCTACACAAATATTAATTTTAGCAAACCTTGGTTCTATTTATTTTAGATCTTATGTAGATCATACTTGGAAAGAATGGACCAGAATTGATGGACAAAGAGACCAATAGAGGAGGGTATCAGATGTTAATTTTTATTTACGATAAAGAAACAAAAAGATATATGTATCCAGTAAGCAATTATCCAGATAATTATGATTTACCAGCTAACGCTACAACAGTAAAACCGGTAGATAGCAATGGTGTAGGGTTATACGATCCAACCTGGAACGAAACAACTAACAGTTGGAATAGTTTGACGGAGGAAGAATGGAAGAAGAAGTATACTGTTCCAGAGGTTAAACCAGAGCCAACACAAGAGCAACAAACATTGGCAGCTTTGACTAAGCAAGTTATGCAATTACAAGTAACGAATATGCAACAACAAAAGGTTAATGCAAGTTTAATAAAACAATTAATAGATCTAAATAAGGGAGGACATTAAGATGAATGAAGTAATGTATACAATGTTTAAGGAATATTACCCACTAGGATTATTTAGCATAGATGATTGTCGTTCAGCTGTTCAAGTTCATTATTTTGGCAAGGAACAATTTAAGGAAATTACAGGTGTTAATTATGACGTACCAACAGTAACTCCAACAGCTTAAGATAATGACAGGGTGGGTGGGTAGGAATAGTACAGCGAAAGCAGGTGAGTATATGTGCATTCATTATTAGGATATTCGTGGGCGGAGATAGCGTCGATACTAGCGGTAATTTCCGTCCTTTTTAGTGGAATTTATTGGCTGATTAGACATGGTGCTAAGGTTCTTAACAATGCGATTAGTGCGGGAACTTTCCCATTGCAACAACAATTCAAGGAATTAACCAATACAATCAAACAACTTAACGGAAATTTTGAAGAAGAACATAAAAATTTAAAAAGATTAGAGCATGAAGTAGAACAACACGATAAAGCTATCATTCTTCATGAAGAAAAAATTAAACGGTTGGAGGAGAGAAAATGAAAAAAGTATTATTCGATAAAGACGGTAAGTTAAATCGTAAGACAGTAACATCATTAGTAGTATTGTTACTAGTATTGCTTCAGCAATTATGTGCAATTTTTGGGCTTAAATTTACAGGAGATACGGGACAAATCATGAACCTTGTAAATACAGTTTTAACTATTGGCGGTATTTTAGGTTTAGTTGACGGAACAACAGTTGATGTTGATACAGTCAATACGATTGAACAAACAGCAAATAAAGCTTTAAAACTTGCGAAAATAAGCAATGATACTCCTAAATCTTTAGCAGAAACGATTGATAAGGATGGTAATGTAAAATAGGAGGTAGTATC